ATCCTTTGGTCAGATGGATTATTCGTATGTTCTATTGGTGAAGCATCACCAGAAACCATACGTCAATACATACTTTCACAAGGTTAGTTGTCGCTTACATCCCACCGAGCATAAGGCATCAGTGGGTTTTACGCTTCAATTTATAAAGTTTTTAGTAATGGATATTGGTTATAAACCATTTGTTTAATGTCCCCGTACTTGTTGTTGTAGTACCAATCATAATTTGGCTCTTCTAATTCCTCTGCGATTTTTTCAATTACTTCGTCTATAATGTCATATTCAAAGTCTTCTTCTGTTTCCCAATGCTCTTTGTAGTCTCTGGCTCGACAATATAATTCTTCTGCCAAATTAGCTTCTGGTTCAAATAAATTTTCGATTATTTGTTGGATTTTTTCTTTCATTTGAATGAGTTTTAAGTCACTAACCTGTAAATATGGGGTTAGTGAATGATTTTTCATACCTATTGGCTATCTTTGTGTTCAATTATTTGCATTACTTTTTCAATGTCTTTTACTACACTATCTCCAAGGTTGTTTTCTTTGATGTATTTGTGTATTTTTTGGAGTGTTTCACTTAGCGGAAATTCTTGGTTCTTTATGTCTGATATATCTAGGCTTAACTCCTGCATTTTACCTCTGACCAAACTATGTACTTTTCCTAGTTCATAAGTCATTTGGCTTTTAGATACATCACTACCGCCAATACCGTCAATATTATGTGCAATTACTTCAAAAATGTGTAAGTAGTGTTCTAACTGTTGAATATCAGAGTAGTCTATTACAAATAGGTTTTTCATGTTAAGCTATTTAAAACGAAGTTTGTAGTAAAAAGCAGTACTCACCCCTTTGTCAACCACATTATACCCAAGTGAATAAGCAAAATTGTCGTTTCTTGGTACAAACATTATTGAAGGTGTAAACTCAAAAGGGGTACTTCCTTGTGTATTTAAGCTCATACCAACTCCAACGTAGAATTTCATCTTTGGAGGAGGATATTTAGTAATTTCTTTAGTAATTGTCTTTTCTTCCACACTTGCAAATAACTTTCTCCCGAAAATGGTGTTTTGAGAAACGCTGTCTTTTACGATTACAGCGTAGTTCTCTCCTTCAAAGGTGTCTATGTATAGTTTTAGAGAGAAATAGTCTCTGAGGGCATCTAAATGGTCTTCTGAGGTCATTTTTTGTATAACTGTATCTACCCTTCCAGTATCAAGGTACACAAATCTTGGAAAAAACACTGAATCTGTACTTGAAATCTCAAAAGAATCTGTGTGAGTAATTGTAGTTGTGTCATATACAACTGTTTCTGTATAATCAATTGCATTTCTTACAAGTCCTAACTTTCCTCCGCATTGTTGAAGGAAGAAAAGTAGTCCAAGTAATACTATGATTGCAATATGTTCTATTTTGAGTTTCATTTTTTTAGTTAAAACAGTTCTTTCAGAGGTAACAAAATTCCTTTAGATGTGTTATTATCACCACCTTTTTTATCCCTGTTGGTGTTTAAATACTTTCTACAACGGTCTTTCAATGTTTCGGTTTCTATTATATGATATGTTTCACCAAAACAAAAACAATAATAATCGGCATTAGTTGTAGAAATCCCACTTTTTTTGTTCCTGCTTTGGTACTCTACGTACACATTGCCTGTTTTTAGTGCTTTTAAATCAAACTTAACCTCAATTGTTTTATTACTAAGTATATCACCAAGTTCTTTTTCCTTAGTTTGACCTACTTTTAAGTCATAATTGAAGTCACTATTGTAATCCACAGTTGTCTTAATAGTTAGTATTCAAAATCTTTTTCAAAGCCCACTTAGGTAATCGTGGGTAGTCTTGTTTTATGAGTTCATTTCCTCCAAGTTGATAGGCTCTCCTAATAATATTACGCAAAGGATACCACTTCTTGTATTCCTTGTGTCTTTTATTACCTATAACTGCTAAGAGTATAAGGGAGAGAGAAAATAAACCTGCTGCAATTAGTGTGAACCATGTATCAATAACAAGGTATAGGGGAGCGCATAGCCCCATGAGAACTAAAAAGAACAATCCTGCTATTTGCAGTACTGTTAATCCGTTTGCGTATTCAAGTATGTTTTTCATTTTCTTTTTTTTTGTAGCGGAGACAGGACTCAAACCTGTGACCTCTTGGTTATGAGCCAACTGCTCCACTCCGCTATTTTTGTAAAGGTAAAATAAACTTTTGACAATTCCAAATAAAATGGCAAAAAAATTGGGGATTTCTCCCCAATATAACTTAAACAATTGTTAATTAAGCGATTACATCGTTTGAAGGTGCGTAATCATTGCATTAATAACAGCATTTTTAAGCTGCTCTTGCTCTGGGTTAGAACCTACTAATGCATGAAACTCACTTCTTGGTAAACCTAAATTAACCCAAATTCCTTCCATTTCACCAGTCCCACCTAAATGGGTATTATGGTCTAAGCTACCATTTGTGTCAACTGTGTTGTACAGGTTATTAATGTAGCCTTCTAAGCTTACAGGGTTAGTCGTTGGGGGTGCTGGTGCTGTTGCACCTACAATAACCCTAATTTGAGCTAAACAGTAATTACGAATATCATCTGCTAATGCAGGGTCTTCGTTTTGAATAGTGTACTCTGCCGCTTGGTAGGCATTAATCAATCCCGTTAAGCTCATTTCCATTGTTTTGTAATTTATAGATTAGTAATTATTTTTTCTTTCTTCGCTTGTTACGGTTAGCTATTTTTGCACCATCCTGTCTGTTCTTCTTTCTACTTGTTACTTGAAGATTTCTTCTGGAATTAGTACCTCCAGAGCTAATGGGTCTTTTGTGGTTAACCTCTTTTCCGTCTCCTTTAGAGACTTTACCTGCCCGTGTAAGTACCCTACGAGCATTGTTTCTCTTGGCTCTATCTTGTTTAGCCTTTTTTGAACCCCAATACTTTTTGTAGTTCTTCCGATTGTACTCTTTGCTATTTGTTGCCATACCAAACTACCTTATTTTCCTCGTTTTCCTTTTTTACATCCGCAGGGCATGATTCCTCCTTGTTTTGATTATGAAATTCTAAATATTGTATATAATCTTTTTTCCACTCACCCGTAAATCCTTCAGGTAAACGGTTATTTGCTTTGTCCGAATCATACTTATCCTTCATCATCCAGTAAATATGTTCGTTTATATGTTTATTGTTCGCCATTCTTGTTGGTTAAACATAAAATCCACATAGTCTATAATTAATTCTGGCTGATTAAAAGCACTATCTGGTATTTCGTCAAAGCTTATTGCTATAAAATCTTGAATCACAATTTTTTCTGCTACATCCCAATCCCTGTCGGATGGAGCGTCAAAGTCTAAAGCTAGTCTCCTAGCTACAAATTCTTTAAAAGATATGACTTCATTATCGCTCACTCCTGTTGTAATAAATTAGTTGCCACCGTTGCTGCTCAAAAACAACACTGTATCCTTCTAATTGGTTCAACAATTCAAGAAGCCTTTCAAGGTCTTGTTTTCCCAATCTGCTTTGAACCTTAATTGTCTTTTCTGCTGTGTTTATTGTAAATTCCATTTTCGGATGCCTTCTGTCTTAAATAGTGGTTATGAAAATCTTCAAAGTCTAAACTGTTCTCTAACCACTTCAGTACATTTGTTAGTTGGTTTTGTAAGTTTTCTACCTGCTGTGAAATCAACTCTTCTCCTTTAGCCATAAACCAATATTTACAGCTAATCTAGTAAAAAATAACTGAAAATCCAAATAAATTACATTGGAAGCTGATTTTTTAAATGATGGTCAAAATACACCTTATTCATTAAAGCGTTTTTTACTTCTTGTAATACGTTTCGGGCTTCAACATTAGATATTCCTGCTTCCTGCAACAAGGACTCATGGAGATAGATGTAAATTTGATTATCATCAAAACCAAGCTCTCTGTACTCAATCCAAGAGCCTACTAACTGTTTTATAGTTTTAACCTTATCCATTACTTTACTATTGTACCTTCAACTTGCTCTAGTTTGTCCCTGAAGTCTTCATATTTTTCTTGTGTAATTACAAATATAGGGTAATACTCCAACCATATAGCAGCATTGCCGTTTTTTGTCTCATAAACATCTAAAATATACTCTGGGTTTATAATCCTTCTTGTTGCTTTATATTTATGCGACAAAGCTATTGTTTCAAGCTCATTGAAACTCATATGCTCTTTAACACAGTCTGGACACATTTCTTTCATGTAATCTATAAGAGTAATTTCCGTTAATCCCTCGCCTAAAACATCAACAGCCTCCTGTTTACATTCTTCATACCTTTGGTCAGCATCATCAACTGTAGTTTGATAACTGTATACTTTTACTTCTATCCTTGCCATAATTTATTTAGTTTGGTAATGAAATTACTAGATTTTCTCTCTTTTCTTTGGAAACAGAGGTCTTCCTTCCTCTGGAAATTGAACCACAACTATTACACCTAAAAGTTTCATAGGCATTAACGTATGTCTTGTAGTCTCCCTTTTGAGTAAGGTCTTCCGAACCACATGTTGGGCAACATGTTTTATCGTCTGCTACAAATAATCCTATGTTAGGGTGTGGCTTAATCCAAGCTCTCATGGCAAGGTAAACTTCTTCCAGAACCCTTACATCTTGGATGTTATACTCTTCCATCTCATCCAAAGCTGCTTGTTCCCCATACTTAACGCATCTTTTCCAAAGCTCAAACCCACTGTGTTTTATTTTTCCTTCCAATCCGAGCATTCTAGCTAAGTAGTCTAGCTTATTAGACATCATCGAAAACCTTTTTCTGGCGTGAATCAATGTATCTATTACTTGGTAATGTGAGGGGGAGGGAAGACCTTGTAGGAAAAAGCGGGTATTGAGTTTTTTAACATCAAATCTTAAAGCGTTGTGTGCTATCACAACATCTGCTTCATCAAACAATTCCCACATTGATTTTGTTATCCTAGAATCATCTTCGTTTAATGCTTCTTCTGGTGTTAACTTACCAGTCATTATTTTGTCTTCAAACAACCATTTAGCACTCCATGTAATCATAAACCAATCCGACTCAATCATATCAATAACTGCGGAAGGATTAACATTCCACCCTTTCCATACATAGGCTACGGAAGGAGCTGTTTCTATATCAAATACAAGAACTTTGGCAGGTGATTGATATTTTATTTTTGGAGCAGCTTCTTCTAAATCCTCTTCTTCTTCTGACAGTGTTAAACTTAATCTTCTGCGCCATGAATCAGTGTACTCATAATTAAATTGCTCACAAAACCATTGTGCTGTGTGGGTAATATTATTTAATTCTTGGTATTTTTGTTTAATAACTTGGAAGTTACTATGAATTACTTCTGAAATTTTCATTTATTGCAGTTTACGTCAGCAGGGAAAAATTTCCCAAGTATGTTACCATTATAAAACTTATCAGGTTCTCTTAGTACATCCATTTTTATCAGGGCTTCGAGTTCCAAAAAAGTTAATTGTTTTTCACAAGTTGCAAATCCCCAAATCTCTTTTTCAATGCTATTCCCATCTTCTATGGCTTGGTTTAGTTCTTGGTTACTGCCTGTGTACATCAACCAATCACTTTCCAATCTTGCTTTGTGAACCCAAACAGGACTACCCTTCTTAGATTTCTTTTTGTTTTTATGTCTGGCAACTTTTATACCTTCCTGTTTAAGTTCGTTGTATCTTTTTATCCCAACTGTTTTCCAGTGGAAAAGGCTTTTTTTGCCTATGTAACTTTTTCCCGTAGTCAGGTCAGATATACAGTAAATAAAACCCACTGCGTCTTCTGGTACTTTTTCTATGGAGTCTATTTTTTTATTGTCCTTCCTCCACATTAGCTATATGCTTTAATTATTTGATTACGAATATCTTGGTAAAACTCTTCGTTGTCGGCTAAAAAATCTCTTACTGAATTTAAACCTTGCCCAAGCTTAGTTCCATCTGGTAAAGAATACCATGAACCACTCTTTTTTATAAATCCTAAATCCACTGCTAAGTCTATAACTTCACCATAAACATCTAATCCTCCTTCATAGAAAAAAGCTATATCAGTACTTCTACTTGGTGTACTTATTTTGGATTTCATTATTTTAGGTTTAATAATTTTACCTAATTCCCTACCAGTAGAATCTTTTTCTGTCATATTAGAAGCATGACTTCTAATTCTAAGAGAAGCATAAAATGCAAGAGCATTACCACCTGTGGTGGTTTCTGGGTTGCCGTAGGTTACGCCTATCTTATCCCTTGTTTGGTTAATAAAAGTTAGGTTGGTATTGGTTCTATGTACTAAGCCATTTATCTTCCTTAGTGCTTGTGACATTAACCTTGCTTGTACGCCCATATGTGATTCACCAAATTCTCCCTCCAACTCTTTCAAGGGGGTCATGGCAGCCACAGAATCTACAACCACCATTGCTAATTCACCAGTGGATACTAATTTTTCCACTGTGTCAAGGGTTTGTTCTGTTGTTTCGGGAGCGGAGAAAACAAGCTTTTCTACATTAACACCGAGCCTTTCAGCCATATCCTTATCAAAGCTTTGTTCGGCATCAATAAAAGCACATATTTCTCCGTTTCTCTGGGCTTCTGCAATTGTCAGAAGACATATAGTTGATTTGAACGAAGCTTCCTTTCCATATATTTCAACAATTCTTCCTCTTGGGAAACCTTTGAATTTCTTCTCACCAATCAACAAATCATACTTTAATGAACCAGTTGAAAGACATTCTACGTCTGGAAAATCCATTTCTCCAAAAATACCTACAGAACCTTTTCCGTAAGTCTTTTCTAAATTATCTAGTACGCTACTTAGTTTGGATTGCTTATCTTCTTTTTGGTTTTTGTTTTCCTTACTCATAAATATTTTTTGAAACGGATTAGAAATACACTTACTAACCAGCTTGCTCTATCTATACCTACTCCTGCATGATACAAGTCGTTAACTAACGCATCCAAACTCAGGAGGATTTCGTCATACAACGCCTGTGGCAGTAGTTCTTCTTCGATGTTTTCTACTACGAAGTTAAAGTATTCATTATAGTCGTACATACTATTCATAGCTGATTTTTTGCAAACCTAATAAAAATATTTGACAATTCCAAACAAAAGACAGTTTTTATTTTACAGTTACAGTGTTTTTAAGGGTTTTAGAACATAGTTTGTCGTCTGTGTGACAAAAATGCTTAAAAATTTGGAAATGTCAAAAATTTTTTGTAGTATTGCACCCTTACCTTGGGGAAGGGGGATTACAGGGGGTTAGGGCTAGTACTACAGTAACTGAAGAAAGTTCCATGAATTAAGTAAGTTTACTTTACAGGGTTTAAAAGAATTATTACAGTACATAGGAGTATTATAGATTAATAATACCAAAAGTATAAATAATATTTCAAAAATAAAAGCTTTTATAGCTAAATGGTCATATTCTGCCCAAAACAGACCTAGTAGTAAAAAAGTTCAAAAAAAGTAGGCTGAAAATTTGGATAATTCAAAAATTTTATATATCTTACGCAATAGTTATGGCAAAGAAAACATATTCAACTACAACACTTAGAATTAACTACTCAGATAAAATAAAGCTTGTTAAGACTTTACTGGGGATTTATAGTGTAACCAAGGAGCACTTGACTCCTAGAGACATAGATGCAATGACAATGTGTATTTTAGGGGACATGAACTCCGACTCTTTTATTGATGATGTCTTGGCAGAACTCAACGCAAACTCAAGGGAAAACGTCAACACAATGATGAGTAGGTTGAAAAAGAAGGGGTTGATAGACAAACACCCTGTAAAGAACAAAAAAATATTGTCCAGTAATATGGAGGTTATAAAAAACCTTACTACAAGTGGCAGTAACATAGGATTACAACTTCTTTTTTCTAGGGATGGAAGATAAACTATACTTCATAGAAGATATACTAAAGCTTTATGAGCAAAAGTACGGTAAAGAGGAAGCCTATCTAGCTGAGAAACTGTATTCATGGTGGCAGAAAGAGCTAGACAAAGAGATTAGGGAAACTGACGAGATAGCATGGAAGATACCAATGCTTGGTAGAATAAACATGACTGGATACACTGCACAGGATGCTTTGAGGAACGCAGAAGAAAGCTTGAACAAAGTTTATAAGTACGGACGCAAGAATGCAATAAAGCAAGAGGTTAATGCTGATTGGGCTAGGAGAAAGGCTAAAGAAGTTACAAGAAGAATGGAAGAGCAGCGACAAGAAGGACTGTGGTATAAGAAACACTGGTTAATGATTAAAGGTAAAAATAGAAAATATTTGTTAAATGGGTAAAATTAGACCAAAGAGAATAGTGGAGGGCTTTGCAAAGAAAGTGCTTCCTAAAGAAGAAATACCTAAAAACAGATTAGCTGTTTGTAGTGGCTGTCCACTGTTGGAGATTAGCAAGTTAGGTATTAAATCCTGTGGGGTGTGTGGGTGTGAAGTAGACGCTAAGACTAACGTGTTAGATGAGTATTGCCCTGCCAATAGGTGGGATGATATTAAAATGGATAAGGATGTAGGGATTGCAGTAAGGGTTAAAGAACCTTCAGTAGCAACTGTTGAACTTGAGGATGATAGAATAACTGTAACTTACAAAGAGTCATTTAAACACGGGTCAAATACACAAGATACAAAGCTTGAACTTGAAATTATTAACGCAAGAGGTGATTTTGATTATATCCCTAAGCAGCAAAAAACCCTTACTGACATAGAAGCAAGAGTGTGTTCTTGTTTTAATATTGCAATGGATAAGAACATGTTGAGAGACGGGCAATCTCTAAATCTTTCACTGATGTATAATACACAGTTGAATACAGTAGATATTGAAAAACAATTAAAAATCATAACAGCACAGGATGTATTATACATTAATTTAAAAGCAAAAATGAGTCATGAGTAACTTTAGAAAAACATATATCATAGATATTTTGTCCTCGGCAGTAAGAGATAATCCAGACCTAGAGATAATGGACATTGTAAGAGCAGCACTAAGGGGTAAAAACTACAAGAATCAGACTGGAGTATATATAACAGCAACTGATGAAGAATTTTCAATGGCGTTGGAGACAACAATAGAACAACTGAATAATGAAAGAAACTGAAATCAAGAACTTCCTAAAAAATAAGTTCAAAGACAACCAAAAGTTATTCTTAGAAGTAAGAAACAAGATGGATGAGTTAAAAGAAGACTCACCAGAAGAAGCACAAATTAAATATGTCCTTTCTGTGGACTATGCTTATCTTTTAAACAAACTTCAGGAAATTAGAGATATATCTTTAAGAATTACTGGAGATGACTTTGAAGATATAATTGACCCTAAAGTAAGGGAGTATTGTCAAAGCTCCAAAACAATATTTTACCACCACAACAAAGATGGGCTTAAAACAGTAGCTAATGATTTTACTGTGGAAGATTTAATTAGTAAAGTGAGGGACAAAATTGGAGCAAGTAAGTAACATACCTACAGTACCATATAAGGACTGGTTAATAAACCAACAACAACCGAGCAGGGACGACAAACAGTACGTCCCTTTTTGGCTTAAACACATAGAGTACTGTAAGTCTGGTGTTATGGTTGGAGGTGTATTTATTTCTGGTTGGTTATATTGGCACTTGAATTTCTTTGTTATCATGGACGACCAAGAGGACGATTATGGTAATGAAATAAGAATGCCTATTCACCCTGAACTTAGGGATAATGAATGGTTATTGGAGTGGGCTTTTAAAAAGGCAAGGGAGCAGGATAACAAGCCTATTATGGCTTTTGGTACACGAAGGTTTGCAAAGTCAGTAATAGAAGCTTCCCAACTTGCTTACAGTTCGTTTATACGGGAAAACTCTTTTTATGTTATCGCAGGTGGTTCTAGTGCGGATATTAACAATATCACTAACTACTATGATGACTTCTACGAAAAACGTCCTGACTGTTTTTCTGACTTTATGATTAATGGGGATTGGGGAAGGATTTCTTCTCCAGTGGTTATTGAGTTTAACACCCGTAAAGTTAAGAAAAAAGATATTAACCCACTCTCCTTTCATCTTTTCCCTCTTAGAGAAAAACCGAATGACACTTCTTTTTCCTTTTCCAGAGTAGCAGTAAGAAACCTAGAACATGGTCAAGTAAGGTCAAAAGAGGAACTTTTAGCAGGTCTTACACCTACTGGTCTTGGCTGGGATGAGGTGGGTAAATACGGCTATACCAAACAAAGGTCAGCAGTTAAACCTGCTATAATGAGTAAGAGAGGTAAGAGAAGGTTTGTCGAACTTATGGTAGGTACTGGTGGTAATATTGAACTTGCTACAAGTGCTAAGGAAGACTTTATGAATGCAGATAAATCTGGATTTTTAGTTTTTGAACCCGATGAATACAGACAAGAAGTTAAAGAAAAGTATTATCCATATCAAAGAGAATCTGATAAAAAGACAGGACTTTTTGTAACAGCAGAAATGTCAATGGCTGGCGGTCAGAAAACAAAAATACCTTTGTGGGAATATCTTAACAAAAAATTTACAAAACAACAAAAAGAAGAAATGGAAGGTCTGTACATCTATGTAACAGACTGGGAAAATGCAAGGGAAAGAGTACAAAAGGAGATAGATGATGAATATGCTATTTCTAGGGACAGAGGTAAAAAAGCCCAAATGTACTATCCTTTCCAACCAGAAGATTGTTTTCTTCATATGGGTAATAATCCTTTCCCTGTTGAAGAAGCCCAAAAAACCTTTGACAGGATAATGAATGAGTCTGGAGGGGTCTATGGGGAATACATAGATATTGACACAGATTTAAGGGGAAATATTTTAATATCTGAAAGTAGTAAAGAGCCAATCACAGAATATCCTTTTAAAGGGGGCGCACATGATGCACCTATTATTATATATGAAAAGCCTATATTCCAAGACCCACGACAAATAAAAAGAGGTACGTATATAGCAGGGTTTGATGGTGCTAAAATAGCTACATCTAAGGTTACAGACTCTACAATTACAATGTATATATACAAAAGAGTTGCAGGGGTAAGTGGTTTTCAAAATCAAATAGTAGCTTCTATTTCTGGAAGACCAAATGTGGAATCATCCATATACAGGCAATGTATGTTGCTTTTGAAAATGTACAATGCTGAGTTACTTCCAGAGCAGGATACAAATTTGTATAAGTACTTAAAAAGTAAAAATGCAACATACCTTTTGGCAGCAGCAAGAGGTATCAATCTCAGGATTAACCAAAAGTCCAAAGCAGAAACAAACTATGGTCTGCCCCCAACATCTGCTAACAAGTCACATGGTCTAAAGCTTTTAAAAGAATATTGCTGGGAAGAAATTCCTACTGGAGAAGTGGGGGAAGATGGAGAACCTATATTTATACTTGGAGTAGAGACCATACCAGACCCAATGTTACTTTTGGAAATAATTAACTTTGGAAACTATGATAACTATGACCGAATAGTTGCTTTCTACCACTGTTTGATTTGGGATGAGGAGTTACGCATAAACAACATAAGTGGTTCTGAGCAAAAACAAGAACAGCAGCAAGAGGTTGCAATGAGAATGTCTTCAAAGTCATTCGGAAGAAACAAAAAATATTCCAGAAGAAGGTAACCCTAATTGTAACAATTTTGTAAATAAGTAATTTAATTACTAGATTTGTAGCTTTATACAATTTTATCTATGTTTCTATACCACGACATGCGGAAAATGCCTTATTTAGGTGGAGATACAATGTATCTACCAGCACAGGCAATACCTAAAAATAAAAAAATGATAAGTGGGTAAAAGAGTGTTTAGACTCGCTAGAAACAATAGGTTTAAGGCAGCTTTCTCTAAATAGGGAAAGATTTGAAGATGCATACAGGATTGTAGATGGTAGTTACAAATACAGTGAAGTAACAAGTACTTCTGCATTCTTATCGGAAGTAGACCACTTAAGAGCACAAGCAGAACTCCCAGAGGAAATAGACCATCATGGTTTTATAGAACCGATTATCAATACTCTGGTTGGGGAGTATCTAAAGAAACCGAATAAAAGTGTTATTTGGACAGATGACCCTGAAAGCACTAATGATTTTTTAAGGTACAGAAAAAATTTGCTTGTAGAAAATACAATGGAAAGGCTCAAAAATGAAATTGAGCTTAAAATGCTTCAAAGTGGTTTAGACCCTTACAAAAGGGATTTTGCATCAGAGGAAGAGCAGCAAGCACACATACAACAAATACAACAATTTCAAGCACAGAATACTCCACAGAAAGTACAGGAATTATCAAAATCAAATTTCAAACCAAACTATGTTATTTGGGCAGAAAAAATAATTGATGAATCAGACATAAGGCATCACCTAGATGAAAAGAGAAGACAAGCTTTAACTGACTATCTTATTACTGGGAGGTACTTTTTACACTTTAGGATGGGTCACGACTTTATGGAGGTGGAAAGATGGTCACCTATAAACACTTTCACATCTGTAACTCAAGAAGAAAAATACCCACAACTTGGAGAGTATGTAGGTCGCATACAGCATTTAACCCCAAACCAAGTAATTACTAATTGGGGGCATAAGTTAAGCCAAAAGGAAAAACAAGCTATATTAAGGTCTAAAAATTATAGACCCAAAGCAATGTCTGAGCCTGACACAATAAGTTCCAACTCAGAGTGGATGAGAAGGTTAGGAGGGGTTGAAAGGCAAGTATCCCACCCACAGGCTATACCTTATGAGAATCTAGGCTACCTGCAAGAGTTAACTGGTCAGGATTTAGGGTATAGAGGTTGGTTTCCAGATAACGATGTAGATTTATGGAGTTTGTTTGGAGATAATAATACTCGTACTGACCTTATAAGAACAGTAGAGGGTTACTGGCTTTCATACAAACAGATAGGATATTTGTATATGGAAGTAGAGGGGGAGGAAGGTGAACCTGTTATTATAGATGAGATAGTAACGGAAGATTTACTTACCGACTTAATAAAAGATTACGGTATCAAAAATATACGCTCAGTATCACTAGAGCAAAGAATAGCTGACCCACAACTAGGTACTATTGTTTGGGACTACATTCCCGAAGTGTGGTATGGTGTTAAAATTGGGATGGAAAATACAGACTTGACTGAGGACTTGTATTTAGACGGTAAACCATTAGACTACCAAATGCATGGGGAAAGTGATACTTACCACACAATGATGCCTGTAGCAGGAGTAGTTGAAAATACATCCTTAGTATCCAGATTGGAAATAGACCAGATAGAGTATTCAATGGCTATGAACATGGCTAGAGATTACATGTCAAAAGAACTAGGAGTTTTCTTCTTAATGGATTTAGCATACTTACCAGAGTTCCTGAAAGACCAAGGAGGGGAGGAAGCTATTGAAAAGCTGAATGATATTACTAGGAACTTAGGATTGCTACCTTTGGATTCAACCCAAGCAAAAGGCACAGCTTTTAATAATTTTCAGTCTGTTAATATGGATTTAACAGCAGCAATGCTGGGTAAGTTTGAACTTGCCAAGAATATAAAAGTAAGAGCTTTTGAGAAGCTTGGATTACACCCACAAAGAATGGCTATGCCTACCGAGCAGGAAACAGCCACAGGTATTCAAGTATCTCAGGATGCAAGTTATGCTCAAACAGAAGTGTCATTTGATAAATTTGCAAAAGGTTTGCAAAGGGTAGATGAGATGCTTATAAACGTATACCAGTGGCTGCAATATAATGGTAAAGATGTTACCGTCAATTATACAGACCCAGACGGTGTAAAGCAATTCGTGAGGTTGAATGACCCTAAGTTACCTTTAAGGAAATTTAGGATATACCCTCAAAACAATTCTAAGAGAAGGGCGGAATTAGAACTTTTGAAGCAAACTTACTTCCAAGATAATACTATTGAAAAGTCATTGGAAGATATGGCTGAAATAATTTCATCTGACTCTACTGCCAAGATTATAAAAATAGCAAAACTTCAACGCCAAAGAAGAGAACTTCTCCAAAAGCAAGCAATGGAGATGGAGAATCAGAGGGAGGAAATGAAACAAGCTAGAGAAGACAATAGACAACAGCTTGAGTTTGAGCATAAGGAAAGGATGGCACTTATTAAAGGTAAAATTGACCTAAACAGACAAGCAATCCTTGCACTTGGATTTTCAGAAGACAAGGATGTTAATAAAGATAATGAACCAGATATAATTAAGCAATTGGAGCTGTCTATAAAACAATTAGATAGTGAGCACCAACGTCAACTTTCTGACAGAAAGGAAAAGCGAGAGGAAGTAAAAGATATAAGACAGTCTCAAATAGACAGAGAAAAACTTAATCTGGAGAGAGAAAAAGTCCAAGTAGAACGTAAAAAAGTAGAAGCTAATAGATATATAGCTGATAAAAAGCTTAAGGTAGCTAAAACTAACAAAAATCGTTATGATAAATAAAAATAACAAATTTTGTAATAGTGAGTATCAGTTGTTATTAAATTGAAAAAATCAATATTTTTAAATAGATTTGTATTACCAAAAAACCAATAAACCATGTCTAACGAAAAAGACCAACTTTTTAATACTGACTTTAGTAATGTTATTCAAATTGAGTTTGATGACGAAGAGGACGTAGAAGAAAAAAAAGAAGTTACCGACACTACAGAAAACGATGATGATAAAGAAATCGAAGAGAGTAGTGACGATGACAATACAGAAGAAAAAGAAGACACTGACCTTATAGAAAAGGTAATTAGTTTTGGTGGGGAAGGCGAAGAAGAGGAAGATACCTCTAAAGATACTGATGAGAAAATCAGCAAAGATTTAGAGCTTGCTGATGACGACTTTGACTACAAGATGTATGCTCAAGGTTTAATAGAGTCTGGAGAATGGAAGGAAGTAGAGGGTTTTGAGGACATGGAAGTGGACAAAGACACCTTTGAAGAAATAAGAAAAATTCAGCTAAAGGCTCAGAAGTCTAAATTAAAAGAAGAAGTTCTTAATGAACTTGACGACTCTGAAAAAGAGTATTTGGACTTTAAAAAGAATGGTGGTAGTATAGATGAATGGTATGCTTCAAGAAAAAGAATGGAGCAAATAACTGACTTTGATATTTCCACAGACGAAAATAAAGCGAAAGCTGTAGTTATGTACTACAGAAACTTAGGCGAAGATGATGAAGATATTCGTGACATCCTTGAAAATGCCATAGAAAATAACAAGCTGGATAAGTTAGCAGAAAAAGCTAAAGAAAAGCTTGAGCATGCGTTTAAGAGTCAACATGAGGCTATGTTGGAAAGACAAGCAAAGGCTGATGAGCAGAGGCAGGAACGCTTAAGAGAGTACAAAAAAGATATTGCAGAAGTATATAAAAAAGCCA